GAACCCATTCATCCCTTCGGTGGTGATTAGAAGCAAGAAGAATCGGCGAGTGAAGCGCGAGAAAGTTCGATGCCTCTGCTGAGCCTGCGCGCTTATGCCAAACATCGCGGCGTGAGCCTGGCGGCTGTGCAAAAAGCGATCCGTTCCGGGCGGATTGCCACCAACTCGGACGGCTTCATCGACAGTGATCGCGCCGATGCCGAATGGAATGCGAAGACGCGCCCGGGCCAACGTCGCGCGAAACGGGCGGCACCCCCGCCACGAGAACCGGCCGATGCGCCGGTCGCTGCCGGACTCGATTACTTCCGTGCGCGGGCCATCCGGGAGAACTACCTGGCGCGGCTGGCCAAGATCGAGTTCGAAGAGAAGACGGCGAAGCTGATCAGCCGTGACGAGGTGCAGGTGGCGGCGTTCACCAAGGCGCGCACGGTGCGGGACAACCTGCTGAACATCCCGGACCGTCTGGCGGCGACGCTGGCGGCCGAGGGCGATGCGGACAAGGTCCACCAGACTCTGACTGGGGAGATTCGAAAGGCGCTTGATGAGCTTGCCGGCGCAAACAGCAACTGAGGTCTACGACGAGGCGTTCCGCGCGGGCCTGAGGCCGGACCCGTTGCTGACGATCTCGGAGTGGGCTGACCGGTACCGGCGGCTCTCCGGCAAAGCGGCGGCGGAGCCGGGCCCGTGGCGCACCGAGCGCACGCCCTATCTGCGCGAGATCATGGACTCCCTCTCGCCGTCGGCGCCCGTCGAGCGCGTGGTATTCATGAAAGGCTCACAGATCGGCGGCACCGAGTGCGGCAACAACTGGGTGGGCTACGTGATTCACAAGTCACCCGGACCGATGATGGTGGTGCAGCCCACCGTCGAACTCGCCAAGCGCAACTCGAAGCAGCGCATCGATCCATTGATTGAAGAGAGCGAGGTTTTGCGCGAGCTGGTGAAGAGCCCGCGCTCGCGCGACTCCGGCAACACGGTTCTGTCGAAGGAATTCCCCGGTGGCGTCCTGGTAATGACCGGGGCGAACAGTGCCGTTGGGCTTCGATCGATGGCCGTCCGGTATCTGTTCCTCGATGAGATTGACGCCTATCCCGGCGACGTCGATGGCGAGGGCGACCCGATCAACCTGGCCTTCGCGCGCACGCGCACCTTCTCCCGGCGCAAGGTCTTCATGGTTTCGACGCCGCTCGTCACCGGCCTGAGCCGGATCGAGGCGGCATTCGCCGAGAGTGACCAGCGGCGCTACTGGGTGCCGTGCCCGCACTGCGGCGAGTTCCAGGTACTGAAGTTCAAGCGGCTACGTTGGCCCAAGGGCGAACCGCAGAAAGTGGCCTACCACTGCGTCGCCTGTGAGCAGCCAATCTTCAATCACCAGAAGAACGCAATGCTCGCACGCGGCGAGTGGCGGTCCGCGGCGGAAGGCGACGGCCGGACGCGCGGCTATCATCTGTCGAGCCTCTACAGCCCGGTCGGTTGGTACTCGTGGGAGCGCGCCGCCGATGACTGGGAAAAGGCGCAGAACGATGTCGAGCGGCTGAAGTCGTTCGTCAACCTCGTGCTCGGCGAATCGTGGCAGGAACGCGGTGACGCGCCCGATTGGCAGCCGCTGTACGACCGGCGCGAGGATTACCCGATCGGTACCGTCCCGCGCGGCGGCCTGTTCCTCACCGCCGGCGCGGACGTCCAACGGGACCGCATTGAAGTTGAAGTGGTGGCCTGGGGGCGTGGCAAGGAATCTTGGTCCGTTGATTACCGCGTGCTCGTAGGCGACACGGCGCGGGCGGATGTCTGGCGGCAACTGGACGCTGTTCTGGACGAAGAGTTTCCGCACGCCAGCGGCATGCGGCTGCCGATCCGGGTGCTGTGCGTCGACTCCGGGTTCAACCCGCGCATTACGTACGACTGGGTGCGCGGGCATCCGCAGGCCTCCTGGGGTCCTGCCGGTGCGCGAGCAGCGAGTCCGAAAACAGCCGTGGCGGTGAAAGGAACCGCGCGGACGGACCGCCTGATTCTGGGCGCTTCGCCGGTGGATGCGAGCAAACGGCGCGGCACGCGGTTGTGGACGCTCGGCACGCCGGTGGCGAAGTCGGAGCTCTACAGCCGGCTGCGATTGGCGCCGCCGACGGAAGAGAGCGGCGAGCCGTACCCAGTGGGTTACTGCCACTTCCCGCGCTACGAGGAAGAGTACTTCCGGCAGTTGACAGCAGAGAACCTTGTCAAAGGCCACTGGGTCGTGGGGCCGAACCAGCGCAATGAAGCTCTCGACTGCCGGGTCTATGCGCGGGCGGCAGCCTCCATTTATGGCATCGACCGTTTTGCGGAAAAGCACTGGCGCGAACTCGAGGCCCTGCTGCCCGCTACGGCTGCGACACAGGAAATGACGGCTGTGCCTCCAACACGCCAGACGCGCCGCGTCACGGTCGGATCGAACTGGATGAAGCGATGACCCTCCAGGAACTCGAAGCGCAGCGGGAGGCTCTGCTCGCGGCGTTGAGCGCGCCGGATTCGGTTACCTTCGGCGACCGGTCCATGCGTCACCGCAGCCCGGAACAAATCCGCACGGCACTGCAACAGGTAGATGCGGAGATCGCAAAGATGAAGGCCGCAGATTCAGCGGCACCTACGCCGGCGCGTGTCATCCGGACGTACACCAGCAAGGGCTTCTGAACATGGGCTACTGGCGGAATCTGATGCGGGCCGCGTTCGCGCCCGTGTTGGGTGCGGCCGCAGGGTACGAAGCCGCCGCCGCGACGCGCCGCACCCAAGGGTGGAACCCTTCAACGGAAGGCATCAACGCCCTCGTCACGGGCGGCGGCGATGCCCTGCGCTCACGCTCGCGCGACATGGTGCGCCGAAACGCCTGGGCCTGCAATGCGGCCGAGAGTTTCGTGGGAAACGCGGTCGGCACGGGCATCAAGCCGCAGGCGAAGCACCCGGACCCAGCGGTGAAGCGAGCGCTTCAGGAACTCTGGCTGCGCTGGACGGACGAGGCGGACGCCGCCGAGCTCACCGATTTCTACGGGCTCCAGGCCCTGATCTGCCGTTCCACGATCGAAGGCGGCGAGTGCCTGGTGCGTATCCGGCCGAGGCTGCCAGAGGACGGTTTGAGCGTTCCGCTTCAGTTGCAGTTGCTCGAGGCGGAGCATCTGCCGACTACGAAGAACGAGAACCTGCCCAACGGGAACATCATCCGCGCCGGGATCGAGTTCGACAAGATCGGCCGCCGCGTCGCCTACCACCTGTACCGCGAGCATCCGGGCGAGCGTCTGATGTTCGCCAATGCAGGCGAGACCATCCGCGTGCCGGCGGACTCGGTCCTGCACATCTACAAGCCGCTACGGCCCGGGCAGCATCGTGGGCAGCCTTGGCTCGCGCAAGTGCTAGTGAAGCTCCACGAGCTCGACCAGTACGACGACGCCGAACTGGTCCGTAAGAAGCTGGCGGCGATGTTTGCGGCGTTCATCACTGAGAACAATCCCGAGGATCCGGTCATCGGGAGCAAGCCGGGCGAGGGCGAAATGGATGCGAGTGGCGTGCCGCTGGCCGGCATCGAGCCGGGTTCGATGGTGAAGCTGTTGCCCGGGGAGGATGTAAAGTTCACCGAGCCGGGCGATGTGGGCGGCATGTACACGGAGTTCATGCGGGTCCAACTCCGTGCGGTGGCTGCGGGCCTCGGCATCACCTACGAGCAACTCACCGGGGACCTGGAGCGCGTGAACTACTCGTCGATCCGCGCGGGCCTGCTCGAATTCCGGCGGCGTTGCGAGCAGTTCCAGCACCAGGTGATGGTGTTTCAGTTCTGCCGGCCGGCGTGGCAGGCCTGGATCGAGGCAGCGGCGGTAGCCGGCGTGATCGACGCTCGCGACTACGCCCGCAATCGGGATGCTTACCTCGACGTTGAATGGCGGCCGCCGTCCTGGGACTGGGTCGATCCCTTGAAGGACATGAACGCTGAGATTGCCGCCGTGCGCGCGGGCTTCAAGCCGCGCAGCGCTGTCATCAACGAGATGGGCTACGACGAGGAAGACGTCGACCGGCAAGTCGCCGCCGACAACGCTCGCTCTGATTCTCTCGGGCTGACGTTCGACTCTGATCCGCGCCGGACGACCGCCAACGGGCAAAGGGCAATCGAGCCGGCCCCAGCAACGGAAACGCAATGAACAATCTCACGCACATCGCCTCGCGCGTGTTCAACACGCCGTTGATGATCGACTCGAAGAAGCTAACGGCGATCCTGGCCGTGCTCGCGCCGCGTCTGGGCGTCGATCCGCCGGCAGTGGAAGCCGCGCTGTTGGCAGAGCAGCGGTCCCGGAAGCCTTACGCTGTCACGGATGCTGGCGTGGCCGTGATCGAAGTCGCCGGCAGCCTGGTGAACCGTGCCTCCGGCATGGACGCGCAGTCCGGCCTCACTTCGTATGAGCAACTGGGCAGCGAGATCCTCGACGCCGCCACGGACCCGCTCGTCAAGGGCATCCTCCTGCGCTTCGACAGCTACGGAGGCGAGGCCAATGGCGCCTGGGACGTGGCCAGCCTCATCGAAGAGGCTGCGCGCATCAAGCCTGTTTGGGCGTCGGTGGACGACTGGGCCCTCAGTGCCGGGTACCTGCTGGCATCCGCGACAGACCGCATCTGGGTGACGCGCACGGGCGGCGTCGGGTCGGTGGGTATTATCGCCATGCACTTGGACCAGAGCGGCTGGGACGCCGCGAACGGTCTGCGCTACACCACCGTCTTTGCCGGCGACCGCAAGAACGATTTTAATCCGCACGAACCCCTTTCGGAAGGCGCCCGCGATGTGCTCGTCACCGAAGTCGACCGGCTCTACGGAATGTTCGTGGATGCCGTTGCGCGCCGCCGAAGTGTAAACACCTCGGCCGTTCGCGGCACCGAGGCAGGAATCCTCTACGGCGAGGACAGCGTCAGCCGCGGCTTTGCCGACCGCATTGGCACGTTCCGCGAGGCCCTCGCCTCCATGACCGAGTCGTTGTCAATACCCAACTTCAGCAAAGGAGAAACCACCGTGTCCGAAACTACCCAGGCGGCTACCAGTCCGCCCGTTCCCGATCTTGCCGCCATCGAGGCCAACGCCCGCG